AATCCCGTCATTCACCCCAATTTCGGAGCATAGCACAGCCTGGTAGTGCACCTGGTTTGGGACCAGGGGGTCGTAGGTTCGAATCCTACTGCTCCGACCATATTCTTGATTTTAATAAGAATTTCCCAAAGTTAAGCAGTCAAGCTAACTTATACCTATATTGATTTACTCTAAATCAATTCAAATCAAGTGATACCTATAGATCACTATTCAGTCCCCAGTTAATTCCCATCAAATTTTTAAATTTTGTGTTAAAAATATTCAAATCCATCGTTTTTGAAGTACCAGAAAAAAGTTTAGGGGTATCTATTTTTTTAAGTAATAAAGTAATATTTTATATTTAATTATTAAGTTTCAATAGCTTATAGATCACTTGAAAAGTAATTTAGAAGTAATATTGGAGTAATTTATTGCTGTGAAAAAATGTTAGATTTTGAATAACAACCAACTAACAAAATCAATGACTTATAAAATATTACTCTTGATATTACAAAAAATTACCTTTGGAAGTAATGTTTTATTTATATGTTTTTCAACAGCTTAAACCAACTTATTACTTTATTACTTCAATTAATCACCCTAGGTCATAAAAGAACATTTTCATGTGCTAGTTTTCATTTATCGGTAATTGAAATGTTCTGCTGATATTCAAATCGGTTTTGATTGTTCTTTGTCATTTTGGTCAGTTTTTATAATTTTCATCTGATGTGTCACTTTGCAGTGATATGCAGTATTGGTTTTTAAGCCTATCTCTTGAATACCCCGTGTAATCACGCTTATTTCGCGTAGGAGCGCGTTAATCTGTCTTTGCAGTAAAACAGCCACATTTAGAGACCGCAGGTGGGGTGGGGCAACTGCGCGGCTCTGGGTGGGTGGTGTTTAAGTTGGGAATAATTCTCATTTAAGGGCATGAATACAAAAAAGCCTGCATGGTTTAAATAACCATGCAGGCTTTTATTTTTCAGTTATGAATTTATTTGGTTTGAATCAGCTCATATTGGTTGAACTTAATCACCTCATCACCCGCCCATTCATTGAACTGGAGTAATCTCGATTGCAATGGAATGATTTCGTTGTGATAGAAAACCTCAGTTGCCGATTTAATATCTCCAAAGCCACCGGCATTACTTGGTACGATACCCATCAACTGCGGTGGAATACGCAGAGCAGCTAAAGTGTCATCACGAGTAATGGATTTAATATTGGTGAAGTCATCTTTTGCGGCAATCTCAGATGTAGGAATCACTTGAATCCCATCCTTTTTCCCATTCGGGCTGTAATAGAATAAATTTCTAAAGTTCCCTGGCCCTTTACTTTCCTTCAAGGCAGTTCGTAATGCGGTAATGTCGTTTGGATCTGAAGCAGGATCATTCACGTAAAGGATAAATCCAGCATGAGATCCATTGTTGTAATACTTACGACGAAATAACGTAGCCGATTCATTCAGCCATGCGCTCTGCAGTGCAGAAATATATTCAGGCGTTCCATAGATCTCCTGGTCAATGTCCGTTTCTCGAATATGGCAAATCCGGTCTTGGGGAAATTCATATTCTTCATAACCCTTGTGGCTATTGTTCAAATAAAAATATTGTCCATTTGAATCTCCTGCACGTGTGTATTTTGCAAGAGCCGGTTTATATTCAATGGTATTTTTTAAACGGGATTGAACATCCTCCACATAGGTATTGCCACACCAGATAAAGTCGAGACCTATTTGTTCAAAAGCCTTTCGGCTCATTTTTGGATGTGGAACAAATAGATTTGCCAAAAAGTTCCGTTTGAAAATAATGCCACTGCTCAAATAAGGCGTGGCTTTAAAACTTTTGGATAGACCTTCCAGACTTACTTGTGGTTCATACCACCGCCCATTGAACCAACACTCCATATAATTTGATAAATCATGTCCATCAAGTACTGGAACAGCATCACCAAAGGAAAAGGCTTCCGCTTTTTGAGGTAAGACTTGCTGTACGGGTTGCGGTAAATAGCTTAAAGCTGAGTTCATCAAACTTTTTGCGTTTGAAAGTAGGTTCATGAATAGATCTCCACCATAGATGTATTTGATTCAGTAATTCCTGCCAGTGGTTCGTTATAAATGGCATGCATGAGTGCCCAAGCGAGATCCGCATGTCCAATTTCTTCTGATCGCCCTGCAGTAAATGTGATTTGTTTTTGACTGGCTGTAATTGTTTTTTTGATACTCATGAGAGACTGGGTGAGATCCTTATCACCGGCATCATATTCAAGACGACCATTGCGGACCACGTCCAAAGTTTTGTAGACCAGTTGCCCCTTAACTTCAGGTGAATACTTAAAGGCATGTACAGCAGGGAAGAACTGACGAACCAGTTCTGCAACCCCAACCCCCATACCGGTTGTATCAATACCGATATAAGTGACGTTGTAACGTAAAGTGATACTGCGAATATGTTCAGCCTGTTGAGCAAAGTCATCGCCTTTAAACTGATGACGTTCCAAAACTCGGAACTTACCGCCCGCCACTGCAGGAGGGTCAACCACCACTAAGCCAGCATTATCACCAGTCAAGGCAGGGTCATAACCGACCCACACAGGCTTATTGGCAAATGGGCGCGAGTGCCAAATTTTGAAATCACTCCAAAGCTCTAAAGAATCCACCATGCATTGCTGCAGCATGTTGAGTGGGAACATGGATTGGCCATCATCCACAAATTCACACATCAATAGGTTCTGGAAATCATCGGCTGAATATTCAAACCTCAGATCCTCAATGTTGAATAAGTCACAACCGCCTTCTTCAGCATCTAAAATGGTGACAATTTGTCGCCAAATTTTGTCCTCACACAGCCGTCCTTTTTTTAGCGCATCATGAGAAACATCAATCCTGACTTGTTTGTTCTTGGCACGCCCTTTATTGAAACGCTCCCCAGTCCAAAATGAATGGGCTTCATGGGTAATGGTGGATGGGGTAGAGAAATAGGTTTTTCGCCATTTCTTATGCAGAGCCATTGCCGAGGCAACTTTTTCTAATTCATTGAAACCATGTGTCCAGAAGAATTCGTCAAAGTAAAAATTGCCATGGTGACCTTGGGCAGTACGGTAGTTGGTACCCAAAAACAGCAGCTCAGCGCCATTGGATAAAACAATCGGATCTCCGGTGAGTTCAACCCCACAAACATCGGCAGCAAAGGCTTTAATGTAATGTTTAAAAATATGCGCTTGGGCTTTGGATGCTGACAAGAAAATCTGATTTCGCCCTGTTTTCAACGCATCTATCAAGGCTTCCCGGGCAAAATAATAAGTTGCACCAATCTGCCGACTTTTTAGAATTGCACGCGAACGCTGATCCATCGCCCGATACCAATTCCACTGGTATTCAAATAGGTTCTCTTCGAAAGCCAGTACCAGTTCCTCGATTTGTTCTTCAGTAAAATGATTCGGAACTTTCTTGCGAGGAGCTGCATTCCGTTTGCGGATCTCAGGATTCAAATCTGCTTCGGTACCATCATTGCGATACTTCTCAATCCGGGCAAATTCCTTATATGCCCGCATCAACATATCAATTTCTTTAATGTCCCCAGAGGTCTTTTTATTTTTAAGAATGAGCATCATCAAACGTAACGACAGGGCATTTTCAACACGATTTTCGGGTTTCTCTTTTTCCCAATCCTCTCGTGTTTTCCATGCCTGAACGGTGCGCTCATTTTCATTCAGTACTTCTGCAATATCGACAATCTTCCACCCCAGCCAATATAGAAATTTGGCTTTCAGTTTGTTGTCCATAATTAGATGTAGATTTGCGATTGGAGATAGATCATTCATTGCCAAGGGTTGTTTGCTTTAATGTGCAAACATTGGCAGTACCTCATATTTTTAGCAGTCTGATCTATTTGTATATGGGCTATATACAAGAATTACGGATTGCAGAGGGAAGGCAAGATTGCCCATTCTGCTCCTATTCGAAAACGTGATTTTTATCCGACAATCAACTTAATGAATAGGTTTGCAAATGGGCAAAGAAGATAAAAAATATAAATCCAAGTGGTTCCGCATTGCTGTAGCAGGGGACACCACGGATGGTCGAGAAATTCAGGCCGAATGGATTCTCCAAATGGCTGAAAACTATGATCCAAACACCTATGGTGCTCGAATCAATGTCGAGCATATTCGTAGTTATTTACCTGATGGTACTTTTGGTGCATATGGCGATGTCCTGGCACTCAAAACAGAAAAAGTCACCATCAATGGCGAAGAAAAAGATGCGCTATTTGCCCAAATTGAACCCACAGATAGCTTAATCGCACTCAATCAGAAAAAGCAGAAAGTCTACACTTCGATTGAAGTTGATGAAAACTTTGCAAAAACTGGTTCAGCATATTTGGTTGGACTCGCAGTGACTGACAGTCCGGCATCATTAGGCACTGAAATGTTGAGTTTTGCCTCTGGTGCAACAGTCAATCCATTTAATGAGCGTAAGCAACGCCCTGAAAATTTGTTCACTGCTGCAGTCGAGACCAAAATTGAAATCGAAGAAGTCAAAGAGCAGCAATCCTATTCCGCAGGCTTGATCCAAAAAGTAAAAGAAATGTTCACAAAACAAGAAAAAGGCGAGAAAAAGTCTGCGGAGTCTTTTTCAGAACAGGAACAAGCCATTCTCGAAATTGCCACTGAAACAGCAAATCAAGGTCAAACCGTTTCAAAACTTGAAGGTGATTTCAATACCTTGAATACAGCACATGAGCAGCTGCAAAAAGACTTCAATGAATTGAAAACCAAACTCGATGGCGAGCCTATGGACGAACCGCGTCCAAAAACTGGCAATTCTACTTTCACCGAAAAAGTTGAATGCTAATCCATCATTAAAACTATAAAGAGTAAACCTTATGCGTCCAGAAACACGTTTTAAATACAATGCTGCAATGAAGCAGCTGGCGAAATTAAACAATGTTGAAAAAGTTTCCCAAAAGTTCAATGTAGAGCCATCGGTTCAACAAAAACTGGAAGATAAAATCCAGCTCTCATCTGAGTTCTTACAAAAAATTAATATTTTTGTTGTAGCCGAACAGTCGGGTTCTGCTGTTGGTCTCGGTATTTCTCGTCCAATTGCATCTCGAACCAATACCAGTACGACAGATCGCCAAGCGACAGATCCAACCTCAATGGATGAACGCTTCTACTTCTGCCGTCAAACCAACTTTGATACAGCCATCAAATACGCAAAATTAGACCAATGGGCGAAGTTTAAAGACTTCTATGCACGCTTCTCGGGTCAAATTCATAAACGCCAAGGTCTTGACCGCATCATGATCGGTTTTAACGGTACCTCTTATGCCGCGACCACAGATATTGTGGCCAATCCTAAATTGCAGGATGTGAATAAGGGCTGGCTGCAAAAAATGCGTGAAGAAAATGCAGCACGGGTAATGTCATCGGGTGGAACTGTCGGAAAAATCACCATTGGTGCGACTGGAGACTATAAAAACCATGATGCATTGGTAATGGACATGACCAGTGAACTGATTGATGAAGTTCATCAGGACAATCCAGATCTTATTGTCTTGTGTAACCGTAAAACAGTTTCAGACAAATACTTCCCATTGGTCAACAAAGACCAGGACAATTCTGAAAAACTGGCTGCGGACATCATCATTAGTCAAAAACGCATGGGCAATTTACCGGTTTATGCAGCACCATTCTTTCCAGAAGGTGCAATCTTGGTGACCACTTTCGATAACTTATCGATTTATGTTCAAGAAGGTGCTCGTCGTCGCACAGTCATCGACAACCCGAAACGTGACCAAATCGAAAACTATGAATCTTCAAATGAAGATTACTACATCGAAGATTTGGGTCTTGCCGCATTAGCTGAAAACATCGAATCGGTATAAGCCTATGTCATTAGCACGCAAACATTTCCAAAAACATAGTGCTAAAGCAGCAGCTGAAACAGCTGCTGCATTCGGCACAATGCAAGAGCAATCATTTTATGAATTGCAACTTTCCCAATTAAACAACGATCGTCATCGCTTAAAGCAGATCCAGTCGACTGAAGCCAAAATTAAGCTCAAACAGAGTTTAGTACCCACTTACCTACCGTATGTGGATGGAATCATTGAAGCCAATACTGGTGCACAAGATGAAGTCTTTATGACGGTATTGGTTTGGTGCATCGACACGGAAAATTATGCCAAAGCCCTCGAAATGGCGGAGTTTGCCCTACGCCATAACATGATCATGCCAGACCGTTTTGAGCGTAAGACCGCAACATTGGTTACCGAAGAAATTGCCAATGCATTTCTGAAAGTGCTTAAAACCAATGCTGAAGTTGATCTTGCAGTACTGCATTGGCTCGAATCACTGGTCATTCCAACGGATGAAGAAGATCCAGCCATTGATCCAAAAGTTTTGGACATGCCGGATCAGGTCAAAGCCAAACTTTTCGTGGCGTTGGGGAAAGCCAATATCAAGTGCATTGAAAGTACGGATCAACCGTCAGTGCTAGATTTAGAAGTGGCTCAATCGGCACAAGCCTATTTAAGTCGTGCAATTGACTTGGATGACAAATGCGGTGGTAAGCAGGACTTAAAAACAGTGGACACATTGTTAAAGAAATTTACACCACCTGAACCACTTCAACCGAATGCTGGAGATGCCTCTCCAACATAAGAGTGCCCACGCACCGCATGGGCGAACAATAGGGATGTCATTACACGCTAATACACATAAATACTATTGTTCCCACCCATGCACTAACAAAAAACAACGGCAGGGGATAGCATGGGATTCGTCGCAAATGGCAATAACACACCAAGCCAAATCCAAATCAAAAGTGACCCGTTTTATCCGATTATTCTTCTGGATCACATCCGAGAAATTGTCCGTATCGATGGTGCAGTTACCAACGAACGACTCCAACAAGCCATCATCGAAGAAGTCCTCGACATCAACCGGTTGCTAATTTCACTCAAAGCCAAAGCAACAGTTTTGTCTGAACTTTCCACCACGCAAATTAACGATCAACCCGATACCGATTTTTTATATCTTTCGGCAGTCGCCAATGGTGTGGCAGCCAAGGTCAATGAGAACTATCGCAATTATGACAGTTCCAATTCTGGTGCCAAAAGAGCAGAGCAAGCGGAATGCACGGTGGACGATTATCGACGCAATAAACAATGGGCAATCCAACATTTATTAGGTGAGAACCATAGTGTAGTGGAGTTGATATGAGCAAAACCATCATCGCCATCCAAAACGACACCATCGACTCCATTTGTTGGCGTGAATATGGGCGTAGCTCCGGTGTTGTCGAAATGGTGCTCGAAGCCAATCCAAACATCATTGAATTTGGCGTTTTTATTCCAATGGGGACTGAGGTCATTCTGCCCGATAGCGAAACACCACAACAAACAAAACAAAGCATCCAACTATGGGACTAAACAATGGCAGAGCCAACAACAACGACAGCAACAATAGCAACACTAAGTGCAGTTTCATTACTTCCATTTATTAACGGCAATGCCTTGCTTGGGGCAGTACTTGGGGCAGCATTCATTGCCACATTTGAAAAAGATTTAAATGCCTATCAGCGCATTCGAAACATGCTGTTAGCAACGGGAATTGGTTACATCAGTGCACCATTGCTGACAGAACACACATTCTTAAAAACCGATGCAGTCGCAGCACTGCTCACCTCAACCCTTTGTCTATTTGTACTGATTAAAGTCGTGGACTGGGTCAAAACAGCCAAACTCTCAGACATCTTGAACATTTTCAGGGGAGGAAAACCATGATCGAACTTATCTTCCAATGGGTCGCAGTCTTAGCCTATTTACTCTGCGGCTTTCGAATTGCATGTTTTAGCCATGGTGGTAATTTCCATCGTGCCTATTCATGGTTAGCTGCCATCCTCATTGCCTCATTCTTAGGGCAATCCATTCACATTTTATTCTTTAAAGATCCTGTCACCTTGTGGGATGCCATCTTTGCGGTACTCCTTGCAGTTCTGGTTTGGCAATCCAAAGGCAATGTGGCCAAACTCATTTGGAGTACAGCACGATGATCATTAAATTTGGTGCACGTGGTGAAGATGTCGTCATCATTCAAAAAAAATTAAAAGAGCTGGGCTTCAAAGGCAAAACCGGTAAAGCCCTCAGTACCGATGGACTGTTTGGTGAAAGTACCGAATTTGCCGTAATGCAATTTCAAAAAAGCAAAGGGCTATTAGTCGATGGCAAAGTGGGGGATAAAACCCGTGCAGCCCTTGCAGGCTCAGACATTAGTAAATTGCTCAAAGACAGTGATTATGTGGCTGCAGCGAAACGTCTCGGGGTTTCAGATCTGGCCATTCGCGTGTTTGGTGCAGTTGAAGGGCGTGGGGTTGGTTTTCTTCAAAATGGCAAAGCCAAAATTCTCTTTGAACGGCATCGCATGTACTTCTACCTTACCCAGTTCAAGGGCAAGGCTTTTGCCAATCTTCAAGTCAAATCCTGCCCAAGTTTGGTCAATCCCGTCACTGGGGGTTACAAAGGCAATGAAGCGGAATACACCCGTTTACGTCTAGCACAGAACATTCATGCCGAATCCGCCCTGATGTCTTGTAGTTGGGGACAGTTCCAAATCATGGGTGAGAATTGGAAAGAACTCGGTTATGACTCAGTTTTTGAGTTTGTCGAGCAAATGCAAACCAGTGAATCACTGCAGCTTGAAGCTTTTATTCGATTCATTGAATGGAAAACAGGAACCGTCAACGGAAAAAAAGTGGCATTACTAGATGCACTCCGTGCTGAAGATTGGATTGCTGTATTTAGCCTCTATAACGGTCCAAATTATAAAAAACTAGGCTACCAAGCCAAGTTCCAAAAAGAATGGGATCACCTAGAGCCAATTTATGGGGTGCAAAAAGTCGCATGATGGCTCTCACACTCCTCCGACCATTCGCCAAGCCAATTCTATATTTGCTGATCTGTGTGGCATGTATTGTGGCCATCTATTTTTTCATTCAAGAACAGCAAAAAATTGGTGCATTAGAACAAGCCGTTAGTGAAAAACAACAGCAGCTCGAACAACAGCAAAATTCAATTCGAACCATTCAAACGCAAGTGCAACAACAGCAGCAGAATATTGTCGAATTGCAAAAGGTACAAACCGAGCTGCAAGCAAAATCTGAACAGCGTCAAATCACGTTAAAAGAGATTTTTACTCATGATGAACCTTCTAAAAGCTGGGCTGTTCAGCCTGTGCCTGATGCAATTCGCAGCATGTTCAACACAGGTGCCACCAGTGAATACAGTGCAACTGTATCCAGTGCTCACCCCCTGCAATAAACCAATGTTTAGCCTAAGTACCAATCAGGACATGGTGTTTGCTTTAGAAAAAACAGAACTTGCGCGGGCACAATGTGCTGCGCAAGTGGACTCGATCATTAAGATTCAGGATCAAAACCATGAAAAAGCCCAATAGTTTGCGTACACATTTACTCAATGCGGTGGCTGAGTTACAGCGAGATCCTGATCGTATGCTCATCTTTACCGATAAAGGCAATGTGCGTTGCACCATGGCAAATGGACTTTCATTTGAATATGCCTATGACCTAAATCTCATCCTGACCGGTTTTGCGGGAGAGTTGGATGCGGTCATGATTCCTTTACTGGATTGGGTTCGTATTCATCAAAATGAGTTATTGGTAAATCTGGATAAATCTAAGGAAGCCTTTAAATTTGAGACAGAGATCCTGAGCAATCATACGGTCGATCTCTCACTCACATTACCCATTACCGAGCGCGTGATTGTCAAACGTCTGGATGATGGAACTTTGGATATTACCTTTCCAGATGAGCCTCAATATGAAACGGCCACAGCATCGCAACTGTTTAAAATGATCGATAACAAAACAGGCGAAACTTTGGCAGAGTGGCAATCAGCAGCACCTGAAAATCATTATTTTGGACATTAACCCATGGCAGAACTGCAAACACTGAATGAGCATCTGGGTGGATTATTGCTGAAACTGAGCGATGCTGAATTGCGTAAATTGGAAATGAGCATTGCCCGAAAAATTCGGGCATCGCAAAAGACCAGGATATCGAAGCAACAAAATCCAGAGGGCAGTGCATTTGTACCCCGAAAAAAACGCCTCCGGGATAAGAAAAATAAAATTAAGAACAAAATGTTCAATATCATTAAAACCTCAAAATATATGCGCATTGAACGTACAGCAGAAGGGGTGGCCATTGGTTTTATGAATCGTGTGGCAAATATCGCCCGTGTGCACCAGTTCGGTTTAAAAGATCGGGTCGATAAGGGTGGACCAACTGTGAAGTACGATGCGCGTGAGCTATTGGGTTTTACGCCTGCAGAACTAGACATGATCGAATCCGACATCTTGGATTATTTATCCAAATCATAAAATTCATTTGTATATAGCGCATATACAAAAAAAATCACATGCATAAATGAGTGTGCTGAATAACGATTGCATCATGAATGCAGAACTCGCTCGACGTCTTGAAAATATTGTTCGTGTAGGACGTATCAAGACCATCACTCCGTCTCAACCCTTTTCTACAGTCACCGTCGATTTTGGCGAGATTACGACTGCAAACATTCGTTTTATAAATTTAAGGGCAGGCGATGACAAAACTTGGGATCCTCCAAGTATTGGCGAGGAAGTATTGGTTTTTAGCCAATGTGGTGTTTTGGAAACTGGCATCGCACTTGGTGGCTTAAACAATGAATCAAATCCCGCGCCATCCAGTGACCTAAACAAGAATATTCGCCTTTATGCCGATGGTTGCGTCATTTCTTACGATGTCAGTAGCCATGCTTTAGAAGCGATTCTTCCAGCAGAGGGCACTGCAGTGATTACCGCACTAGGAGGCATCACCATCAATGGAGATACCACCATTAATGGCAATGTTCAGGTCAACGGAAGTACAGCGATGACTGGCAACAATACCGTTGGTGGTAGCCAACTGGTACAAGGCAGCAGTCACTCAACTGGAAACTTTAGTACCGATGCTGATGTCAAAGCTGGCAATATCAGCCTGAAATCGCACAAAACTTCGGGTGTTCAAACCGGTAGCGGAACTTCTGGAGTGCCCGTTGCATGATCAATAAAAACAATGGCCAGAGTATTGGCTCAATCCAACAATCCATTCAGCAATCTGTGCAAGACATCATCACGACCCCGATTGGCAGTCGAATCATGCGTCGAACCTATGGATCACTACTTTTCGATCTGCTCGATCAACCTATCAATGATGTCCTGGTGTTGAAGTGTTACAGCGCGATTTATACCGCAGTTTTAACGTGGGAACAGCGCATTAATATCAGCCAAATCATAGTGTATAGCGTCGAAGGCAGTGGTTTGGTTTTTGAAATTGAAGGCGTTTATAAAATTTCAGGACAACAGATGAATTTAAGAATTCCACTCAATATGGGGGCAATTGCATGAGTGTAGATTTCAGCCAACTTACCCCACCAGACATTATCGAAACAATCGATTTCGAAGTCATTTTAGCTGAAAGAAAGGCAGCACTGATTGCACTTTTTCCTGATGATGAACAAGAGCAAATCAGCGAAACTGTAAATCGTGAAAGTGAGCCTTTGACTAAGTTTTTACAAGAAAATGCCTATCGTGAATTGGTGTTGCGGAATCGTATTAATACGTCTGCACGTGCATTACTTTTGGCCTATGCAACCAATAACGATTTAGATCAAGTCGGGGCAAATTTTAATGTAACTCGATTGGTCATTCAGCCTGCAGACAATACCAAAACGCCTCCAACAGCAGCAGTGATGGAATCGGATGATGCATTTCGTGAACGGATTCAATTGGCTTTTGACACCTTATCCGTTGCGGGTCCAGAAGCAGCTTATAAAAAATTTGCCCGTGATGCCGATGGCCGTGTTGGCGATGTTTCAGTGGTTTCACCGCAGCCGGCATACATTACCTTAACGCTTTTACAAGCAGATTCTCTCAATGGTGCTGCTTCACCAGAGTTAATTCAAATTGTTGAAGATGCAGTAAACGCAGAAGATGTTCGACCGATTGGGGATCGGGTCACAGTGCAATCAGCAGAAATCATCAATTACCAAATTGAAGCCAATCTTTATATTGGTAAAGACCCTGAAGCAGCCACGCTTTTAGCGCAAGCCATTCAACAAGTCACGGCCTATGCCACCAAACAAAAGCGACTCGGTCGCTCCATTCGGCTATCTGCCATTTATGCAGCACTGCATATCAATGGTGTGAATCGTGTTGAATTGATTAGCCCAACAACCGATGTGGTTCTAACATTGGCACAGGCATCTTATTGCAGCAATATCTCAGTGATGATTGGAGGCATTGAATGATTCAATTACTTCCTCCCAATAGCACGCCACTGGAACGAAACGTCACTGCCGTAACCGCAGAAAATAGCAATCTACCTGTCCAAATTAAAACCTTGGCATCCATTGATGATGCACCAGATCCATTCCTGTCTTTTTTAGCATGGCAGTATTCAGTCGATTCATGGGACACCAACTGGCAGCCCTCGCTACAACGCCAACGGATTAAAAAATCATTCCGACAACATCAAATTAAGGGGACTCGCCAAGCGGTTCGAGAAGTTTTGGCACAGTTCGGCTATCAATGCACCTTTCAAGAATGGTTTGAAACCAATCCCATCGGTACACCAGGAACATTCACTTTAGAACTGGATCTGAATGGTCTGGAACTGACTGAAGATACCTATGCCGAAGTAAACCGGCTGATTAAAGATGCAAAGCCCGCCAGTCGCCACATCACCAATTTAGTTATCAATGTTCAACCCATTTGTATTCCGCGCGTTGCTATTGGCACACATGGTGCGGAAACAGTCACAATTTATGTCGAGTAAAACATGGCAGCAACCTATAAAGGTCTTTTGACCAATAACGGTAAAGCACTGATTGCCAGTGCGACAACCAGCAATAAAATCAATTATTCCCATATTGCCGTTGGGGACGGTAATGGCTCTGTGCCTACACCTTTAGAAACCCGAACTGCATTGGTCAATGAAAAGACCCGTATTGCCTTGAATGTGGTCGAAATCAATCCGAATAACACCAATCAAATTGTTTGTGAAGCTATTATTCCAACAGCAACAGGCGGTTTTTATATTCGAGAACTTGGTTTGTATGCGGATACAACCATGGTGGTCAATGCCAGTTATCCTCCCACCTATAAACCTTTGGCCGATGAAGGTGGTGCACGAGAAATTGCACTCAAACTTGTTATTAATATTCAAAATGCAGATGTCATCGCCCTATATTTAGATGATTCTCTCATTTATGCGACACGCGAATGGGTCGACACCAATTATCTTCGTCGCAATGAATTGGTGGATGACTTAACCACGGATGATGCAACCAAGCCTTTGAGTGCTAAGCAAGGTAAAAAACTTCAAGATGAAAAGTTTGCAATCGCAGATTTGGTTAACGATTTAATCACTGGGGGCATCAATAAAGCACTTACAGCGGAGCAAGGTAAAATTCTGTTTGCGATGTTCACAGGCAGTACCTCTTATTTCAAAATTCCAAATCCAACCCAGCCATCGAAACCGTGGATCATTCAGATGGGTTCCGTTTCCTCATCTGGCTCATCAAATACAGTCGCAACCTTTCCATTGGCATTTCCAAATCAGTGCTTATATGTGTATCCGATTGGCAGATCTCCGCAGGCTCAGCGTGTAGTCACGGTAACACTAAATTTCTACGATTTAACAACCGCAACAATGAACGTCTTTTTCTCTGTGGTCGGACAATTATCAGGACAAGCAGCAGCTGGACAAGCAACAGTAAACTACATCGCTATCGGGAATTAATATGATTGAATTTAGCCCATCTAAACAAGCATTTTACGACTTAACTTTTGATTATGAAATTTTACCTGAAGACTTGATCGAAATTCCGCATGAACTTCATTTTGAACTATTAGAAAAAATAAACAGCGGTTGTATCGTATTTGCAGATTTGAGTTGTTCAGAACCAAGACCTACGCCATATCATCAATGGAATGGTTCTAGTTGGGTTGATAACCGAACAGCTGAAGAGAAAGAAGCTGAACGCTTAAAGCAATTTACACCCTTAACTCGCTACCAATTCTTCCGCGCACTTCTAGAGCATGGCTATAAATCTGCTGACATTGAAGCGCGGATCCAAACGATAGAGGACGAGTATCAACGTGAACTGGTTTTGTTAGGTTGGCAGTCAGCCACCAATTTTGTTCGTACCGATGAAAGTGTATTGCTCATGCAAAACATGCTCGGTTGGACAGATGCACAAGTTGAACAAATGTGGACCTATGCCATGAACCTATAATTTCTTGTATATAACTCATATACAAATTCCAAAGACTGACAATAAATTTCTAATTTGTAAGCCTGTGATCTGAAAACAAAACAACAGATCACAGGCTTTTCTATGGCTACAGATTCATATTTTCATGGAGTACGCGTCATTGAACTCAATGATGGCACTCGACCTATCCGTACCGTTTCCACTGCAGTCATTGGACTCATTGCCACCAGTAATGATGCCGATGCAGAAACATTCCCGCTCGACAAAGCAGTACTCATCACCAATATTCAAACTGCCATTGGCAATGCCGGCACACAAGGCACGCTCGCACGTTCATTACAGGCCATTGTCGATCAAACCAATACCTTGGTGGTCGTTGTCCGTGTAGCAACATCCGAAACTGAAGCAGAACAAACCACAGCCGTTATTGGTGGCACCGTCAATGGCAGTTACACCGGAATGCAAGCCTTACTCACGGCAGAACAACACCTCGGAGTCAAACCGCGTATCTTGGGTGCACCAGGACTCGACACTGCAGCAGTCACCGCATCGTTAACCGGAATCGCAGAAAAGTTACGTGCGTTTAACTACGTGTCGGCTTATGGCTGTGAAACCAAAGAAGAAGCCTCAGCCTATCGTGATACAGTAGGTTCGCGCGAAACCATGATCATTTGGCCAGACTTCTTGGGTTGGGATACGGTTTCATCATCCACCACAACATTCGAAGCCACAGCACGTGCCCTTGGCTTACGCGCCAAAATTGACAAAGAAATTGGTTGGCATAAAACCATTTCGAACGTTCCCGTCAATGGTGTGACCGGTATTTCAAAAGATGTGTTCTGGCAGTTGCAAAGCATGGACACAGATGCTGGCTATCTCAATAGCAATGAAATCACCACACTGATTCAACGTGATGGCTTCCGCTTTTGGGGTTCTCGTACTTGTGCTGAAGACCCACTCTTCCAATTTGAAAACTATACCCGTACAGCACATGTAATTTCCGACACGATGGCAGAAGGGCACATGTGGGCGGTTGATAAGCCACTTCACCCTAGTTTAGCGCGAGACATTGTCGAAGGTATCAATGCCAAATTCCGAGACCTTAAAACACAAGGCTACATCATCGATGCTGAGTGTTGGTTTGATGACTCAGCCAACAGCAAAGAAACCCTCAAAAATGGTCAGCTCATTTTGGACTATGACTTCACTCCAGTCCCACCATTAGAAGATCTCACTTTACGTCAGCGCATCACCGACAAATATTTAGCTGATTTTGCTTCACGTATGACTGCATAAAAAGGATAAAACAGCATGGCTTTACCCAAAAAATTAAAAATGATGGATCTGTTTAACGAAGGTAATTCATACCTTGGTCAAACCGGTGAAGTCACCATTCCAAAGTTGGTGCGCAAGTTTGAAGACTGGCGTGGCGGGGGCATGAACGGCAACATCAAGTGGGATGCAGGACTGGGCGATGACATTACCGAGTTCAATTGGAAATTAGGTGGTATTGATTCTCTCATCCTTGAACAGTGGGGTGCAGCAACCGTTGCAGCCAACATGTTACGTTTTGCTGGCTCATATCAGCGTGATGACACTGGAGAAACGATTGCAGTAGAAATTGTAGTGCGTGGTCGTCATGAAGAAATCGACTTCGGTAACCAAAAAGCTGGAGACGACACTGAAACTTCAGTCAAAACCATTTGGTCATATTACAAATTGTCGATCGATGGCGTGGAAAAAGTCTTAATCGATATTCCAAACATGATTGAACGTGTCAACGGTGTGGATCTGCTTGAAAAACACCGTGCCAACATTGGTCATTAATTTTCCTACCCTTCTGTAGCCCAGTGCTGCAGAAGGTTTTTTTACATCACACTTTTATTTAAGGAATCAGTAACATGTCAACTCAAGAACAACTTGAAAACCTAGATGCCATCAATCCTGATGTACAAACCATCGATCTTGAAAAGCCATTGATGATGGGAACCATTGAAATTCATGCATTAGATATCCGTAAGCCTAATGTCACAGCACTACAAGGTGTGAAAATTGCCGATCTTTTAAATGGTGATGTCACTGCAATTTGTACAGTGTTGCCTCGAGTGTGTACACCACAACTCACTAAATCGCAAATCAATCAACTTGAACCCTCAGATCTTGCTCAAATCGGTGGTGCGCTCGTCCTTTTTTTGCAACCGAAATCTGTGCGTGTAGAAACGTTACGCCAACTGTAGACGATGCAATCTCAAACATTGCGGTGGTATTTCACTGGCCACCGCAAGCCTATGTCGATATGACCCTCAGTGATTTGATGCAATGGCATCAAAAAGCCATTGAACGAAATGGATCAGATGCCGAATGAGTAAATTAAGATTAGAAGTCCTTTTTGGCGGTAGAGATAAACTTAGCCCCGCCCTTAAAATCATCGCTGGCAGCAGTACTGCTGCCAGCCGTGCTTTAAAGAAAACAACAGATCAGCTCAAAGATCTGGAACGCCAGCAGAAGCAAGTTGCCACCTTTAAAAAGCTCAAAGAGGATGTAAAACAAGCCTCTATTGAATTAGAACGTCATAAAAAAACGGTTCAATCCCTCAAACAACAGTTGGCGACCAATCCAAATTCCAAACTTTCCGCAGAATTAAAAAAGACAGAAGCAGAAGTTAAACGGCTGAATAAGGTCGTCAGTGAAGGTCGACCAAAGCTTATTCAACTCCGTCAGGAACTTAATAATGCGGGTTTAAAAGCTACAGATCTTGGGCAGCACCAGGAAGAGCTGAAAAATAAAATCAAAGGAACCAATACCGAAATCGATCGCCAAAGAAATCACTTAAAGAATCTTAATAATTTACAAGTGAATACCCAAAAATGGATGGGACATACCCGTACTGCTGCCATGTATGGCGCAGGGGCAGTCGCCACTGGTGTGGGCGCAATCTACAGCATGCGAAAACCCATTGAAGAAAGTAAGGGGGTCGATGTCGAACAAAACCGCATTGCATCATTGGGCTTAGGTAAAGATGCCACCAAAGAAGCCATTGAATATGCCAAAGCCATGAAAACGTTCGGTACTAGTACGCTCGATAACTTAACCTTGGTCCGTGATGGCGTGACAGCCTTTGCAGACGTGCATCATGCACAATTGGTTGCACCCATGTTGGCCAAGATGAAGTTCGCCAACGAAGCCATGTATGGCAATGAACATGGGGCAGAAAATGAAAAGAAATTCATGGATATGCTCAAAGTCATTGAAATGCGTAATGGTTTAAAAAGCGAAGCAGCCTTTAAAGAACAAGCCAATATTATTCAGCAAGTCATCACCGCCACAGGTGGACGTGTGCAGCCAGAGGAATGGCTGAACGTGATTAAAACCGGTGGTATTGCAGCCAAGGGTTTTGACAACAAGGCGTTTTACTACAAGTTAGAACCATTGGTGCAGGAAATGGGGGGACATCGTGTCGGTACATCCATGATGTCGGCTTACCAAAACTTATACCAAGGGCGTACCACGCAGCGCGCAGCCAATAACCTCGATAAATTTGGCTTAATTGGCGATCGCTCAAAGGTCAAACACAACAAAACTGGAGATCTATCCTATTTAGACATCGGGGCAATCAAAGGTGCAGACCTGTTCAAGAAAGATCAGTTTGCATGGATGGAACAAGTCCTGGTGCCGGCTTTAAATGCCAAAGGTATTACCAAGGAAGGGGACGTGGTCGATGCGATAGGAAGTATCTTCTCCAACCGGACTGCATCCAACCTATTTGCGCAAATGTATATGCAGCGTGAGCAGATCCATAAAAATGCCAAGTTGAATGCTGGTGCATTCAATATTGAACAGTTGGATACGCAGGCCAGAGGGTCGACCACAGGTAAAGAACTCGAAGCCAAAGCCAAATTACATGATGCCTATTTACGCTTTGGGCAAACCATTTTACCGGTGTATACCAAAGCCCTTGAAATGGCTGCAGGCGCATTCCAGACCTTTACTGGGTGGATGGAGAAGAATCCAACACTGGCCAAAGCCCTTGGCGTAGGGTTATTAGTCCTCGCGGGTAGTCTTATTGCCATTGGCGGGGCATTAGTGGTGTTTTCACCCCTGATCTTGAGCATGCTCAGCCTACGCTTAATCATGGCATCCACTTCTGCAGGGGGGACAGCTTTAACCAGTGTATTTAGCAAAATCCCATCAGTGTTTGGATTCATAAAAAGTGCAATGTCAGGGATTGGTTCCGCATTATTCTCGGTCGGCCGGTTAATGATGGCAAACCCAATGCTCCTCGTCTTTGCAGCAATCGCAATTGCCGTGGTTGGTGTTGCTTACCTCATCTATCAACACTGGGGCGGTATTACCGCGTGGTTCTCAGAAAAGTGGAACAGCATTAAGACAGGAGCAAGCACAGCATGGGAAAGTGTTAAGACTGGAGCTAGTGAGGCTTGGCTATCAATTACCACCGTTTTTTCTGCAGTAGGGCTATGGTTTAGTGCACGTTGGCAAGACATCAAGAATGCCTTTAACACGGGTATTTCACTGGTTTCTGCCCTTATCTTAAATTGGTCTCCACTTGGCTTGTTCTATACCGCATTTTCGACGGTACTGAGTTGGTTCGGTGTGGAGTTACCGCAAAAGTTTTCAGGCTTTGGCAGCATGCTGATTGATGGTTTGATCAATGGTATTAAGTCGGGCTTTGCCAAGCTGAAATCAGTCTGGAGTGAAGTAACGGACCATATTCCCAATGTCTTTACCAAGCGCATGGACATCCACAGCCCATCCCGTGTCATGGCTGCCTTAGGTGGTCATGTTATGGGAGGAATTCGCGTAGGTTTGGAACAAGGTTTCCCTGGTCTAAAAGATAAATTTAATCAGGTGCTCAATGTATTCAATCCGAATGCCAGTACTGCGGAAAAAATTAATGTCGCACCTGCATTGGCAAAAATTAGTCCTGCACCTCAATTTTCTGGTTCAAGCCGTGGCGATGTCATTGTGCAGGGCGACACCATCACCATCCATTTGCATGCAGCACCAGGACAAAACTTACAACAACTGCAAAACATGGTGGAAAGCGTATTGAATAAACGAGATCAGCAAAAGCAAGCCCGCATTCGCAGCAGCTTTTTGGATCAATTATAGGAACATACACAATGATGATGATTTTCGGCATGTTCGTATTTTCAATTCCGACAGCCACCTACCAAATCCTACAGCGCAGTACCTCTTGGAATCATGCCAGTAATAACCGTGTTGGCAGCATGCCTGCGTATCAGTACGTGGGCAAAGGCGAGGACACCATAAACCTAGAAGGTTCAATTGTTCCAGAGTTTGGTCAGCAGCTTTCCATTACCGCGCTGCGCGTCATGGGGGACACAGGCAAATCCTTTCCCCTCATTGCCGGCAATGGCAAAATTTATGGCATGTGGAAACTCGACGATGTTCAGGAAACCCAAACCTATTTTTATAAAGATGGATTACCCAAAAAGGTCGAGTTTTCCTTAAAACTCACCAAAACCCAAACGGCCGGTGTTCTGGTGGGTAATGTCCTGGGCAATATGGTGGGGAATATTCTATGAGCTTGGCCAGTGATTTTGAAAACAGCTACCCGCATGCCATTTATAAGTTATTGGTCAACGGTACCGACATCGGCACCAAGGTTCAGGACCGATTAATCAGCATGACCATTACCGACAATCGCGGTATTGAAAGTGACTCCATCGAGATTGAATTGTCCGATCACGATGGTTTACTCGAGATTCCACCCAAAGGTGCCGAAATTGAAGCATGGATCGGGTGGAGCAATACCGGTATGGTTTACAAAGGCAAGTACATCATCAAGGAGCGCAGACATGCCGGCACACCAGATGTCTTGTCCTTACGTGGTGAATCTGCCGACTTAAAAGCCCAATTTAAAAAGAAAAAAGAACGTAGTTTTGACAACAAAACCATTGCCGACATTATGCAAACCATTGCCACAGAGCATGGGCTCACAGCAAAAATTAATACTGAGCTGGGTGAAATTCTACTGCCTCATCTCGATCAGAATGAATCGGATGCCAATCTTATTACCCGTATTGCAGATGAGCATGATGCCATCGCAACGGTAAAAAATGGCAATCTGCTTTTTATGCCAAAAGGGGATGGCAAAACCGTCAATGGCAATGCACTACCAGAAATCACCATTACCCGATCGCAAGGCGATTCCCATACCTTTAGCGATACCGATGGGGCGGAGGACGTTTCTGGGGTGACGGTGTTTTACTACGACAATCTCAAAGCCCAACGGCAAAAAGTTACAGTGGGCATGTCAGATGAAAACACTCGGGAACTGCGCAATATCCAACGTGATAAACAAACAGCAGAGCATGTGGCACAAGCGGAATACAACAAAATCAAAAGTAAGTCCGCAACTTTTAGCTTTAAACTGGCCTACGGTAATCCAGATTTAATTCCCGAAGCTCCACTGCAGTTTGTCGGTTTCAAATCCCTCATCGATGACATTGTTTGGCTGGGTACAAAGGTAGTGCATACTCTCGACACCAGTGGTGGATACACCACAGATTGCGATGCCGAAATTTACTTACCCGATGCCGATGATTTGTCACAACTGATTGATGATGAAGTCGGGAATTACACTGGTGTCCTGGCGTATTATAAAGATGGTAAAAATACGCCTAAGGTGACCAAAGGCGATCAAACCACGCCAAAGCGTTTAACCTATTTGTATAAGAATAAAGCCACGGCCACCACAGCCATTAATCGTGAATATAACGTGCTTCAGGCAGAAAAAAGTACCTAAAAAAAATGCCCCATTCATTGGGGCATTTTCCTGTTTAGAAGTTGGTAATAATCAGCTCATTGCCATTGTGCTCTTCATGGGCAGCCTTGTTATTTACAGACCAACGGATCTTTTTGTGTTGCATCTTATAGTCTTTAAACAACTCTCGAACCTCAGGAGTATCATTCAGGCTAAGAATAAATTTGCCCTGAATCTTGTCCAGATAATCCTTTAAATCATAAAAGTCCTGTTTTGACCAAATCCCTTTGCCATACATGTTTTCGCAGTCCCAATAGGGTGGATCTAAATAGAACAAGGTTTCAGGGCTATCCGCACGTTTTAGTATGTAGTCATAGCTCGCATTTTCAATCACCACATGCTGCAACCGGGTGTGAATCGTACTCAAGTGTTCCCGCAGATCCTCACCAAGTTTCAGCCGGCTTTTCCGATCACGACTATAAGAAAATGATCCATCCAGTTGGCAACCAAAAGCAGATCGCAGCAAATAGTAAAACTTGGCAGCACGTTGAATATCCGTTAGGCCACGGTCATTTTTTCGCATTTCGTTGAACATCGTGCGCGAGAACAGGGTATTTTCAAACTCTGTTAAAAATGCTTCAAAGTGGTATTTAATCACGCGGTACAGATTAATCAGGTCATCGTTAATGTCATTGATGATTTCAACAGGTGATGCGGTCTTTTTGAATAATACCCATCCTGCACCACCAAACACTTCAATATAGGTTTTATGTTCAGGCATTAATTCAATAATGGTACGTGCGAGTTGAGATTTACCGCCAAGCCAGCCAGAAAAGCTGTGACCTTTAGGATTGTACTGTGGAGTTGTAGTAGTGTTTGTCATCGATCTTACCTGTATCGAGTAGACGCTCTGGGCGTTCAGGTAAGGCACTCAAGGTGCTCTGGAATGTATTGATTGTTTTACAGCGTGGGCATTTCATTTCTAATGTCTCAAATGCTCCAGCTTTTGCGAGCAGCTTATAACAGCACTGGCATTTTAAATTTTGCATAAGTTTTTCTACGTGAGCAAAACAGGCGAAATTTTATTAAAATTCAATAAAAAGAACAAATATTTATCCTTTTATTTTAGAATGGTGAAAAATATAATCTAAAGGGGGCGTTTGTGCGCATTTGCAACGATAACTATAAGGGGAATTCGAGACCCCAAATTCCATGTCCTCATTGTAAAGTTTCAAATTTAAAAATACGTTCCAGTTTGCAAAAGCACCCTTTACTGAAAGAAATACGCATGCAGTGTCCAAACATTGCATGTAGCTTTTCATGTGTAGGCAATATCGAACTAAGTTACACCATTTCTCCAAGTGCTATTCCAGATCCGCACATTCGTTTACCCACCATTCAAGAATTGCAGGAACGTAAAGCTGCCAATGATGACTGCATGGAGCAGCAGGAGGATGGCTGAGTTTTTTCTGTTTGTATTTGAAGTTTCAGCTTTTCTCAATGGTTATTTATTTTTCAAATTTGCAATTCACTTATAAGGATCATCAGCATGGCTAAATGTCAGATTTGCGGTCGTAAAACATGGTTTTTTCAAACGAGTCAGTGCGAATGTAGGGCACAACAAAAAAAGCATAAATCCATAGAGACTCATCCATCGGTTCGAGGTCAATCAAGTCATTTACCCCGTGCTATGGGCAAAACCACAGGGCAACAACGTCCGCCACAATCAACCGATATGACAGATCTATATTTACTGCAGCAACAGCAAAATCTGATTAATACCGTAGTGAGTGAGCCTGAACCATGTCGAATGACTTCTGATTTTTATCGACCGATTCAATTTTGCGATACCAGTCCTTCTGAAAGCTCATCTTCATCTTCCAGTGACTGCAGCTCCTCGAGCAGTTGGGACAGTGGGTCGGATTCTAGCAGCAGCTCTTCTGGGGACTAACATGACAGACATTCTCCTACAAACCATTCCGAAAGATGCAGCTGCAGTCGTCATATATTTCTCCGATGAAAGTGAATATGAAAGCTACAAACAAGTAATTCAAGATTTGAAATCCAAAATTAATAAGCCTGTCCTCGCGTGTTTAAATAAATCGTTAAAAGTGTTGAACAAAGAGGATCTAGAGGGCTTTGGCTTACAAGAAATTCAGATATAGGGAAAAAGAAAAAGGTCACCATGAGTGACCTTTTTCTTTTTTATTTACATCAATTAATTTCAGTCGATAATCAATCTTTTATATTCAACATTTTCAAATTCAGCAATGTAATCCAAATAAATTGGAGAAATAACATAAGTCATTCCATTGTTAGATTGTTTAAATACGAAGCCGTAGTCTAGAGCCATACCTCTAGGATCTGGTAAACAAAATACTCTAGGCTCACCAACGAAATCACCTTCCCATCCCAACTGATCTGCCAATTGTTGTGCATATTTCCATTTAGCCGTTGCAGTAGAAAGCATGTTTTGAAATTCATCAAAATCAGTTTTTGGCGGATAAAGATCCACTAAATTTTTAAAGAACTGATCGACAGTAGGAGCAAGTTCCCATAAGTGATCAATGACAAAAAACTGGTAACCATGCAAAATCATAATTTTCTCAACTGATTAGTTTAAATTAGGTAAATCTTGGAATAGTCAATTAATTTCATTTTCGGTGATTTTTTCAAAAGAGAAGAACATCTTTTCCTCTGTTCTTATTTTACGTATCTCGGAAAAATCAAGTAACTCATGATTTTGAGGGAAACCTGGTTTAGGAATATTTGGAAAAGAAAATTCGGGTTTGATATTATGATCACCCATATACTTAATTTTCTCAAAGTTTAAGTCTGTAAAAAGTGGAACCTCAATTACAATACTTCCAAATCTGATATAGCCCAAATATTCAAAATCTTCTTTTTTTACAGAATTATTTTTGAATTGCTCTAAAGTTGAGGTTTCTTTATGGAAAATTATTACATCGAGTGTTGATGTGCTGAATCCATCTAACCTTGTTTTAATTGCATTTAACGGGCTAAACAGTATCAAACTTTCATCTCGATCAATAATCCATTTTCTCATTTTTTCAAATTTATATAAGTGATTACGTGGTAAAAGTCCAAACAATATTTTCATAAAAGCTTTATAGACTAACATTGGACTATGCTTTTCTTGTTTTAATTTAAAAGTAATAGTTTTCGAATCTTGAACTAAATCAAACTCTTCCTCTTGGAGTTTGAAATCATAACTATTACTTGTTTCATTATATTTGAATGAGCGTTCTCCACTAATAATCGTATTAATTAAATTTCCCTTTCTATTCTTAAGTCGATTCAAAGTACGGTAAGGTTTGATGTATTTGTCCAGTTCACATTCTAAGACCTCTCCAAAAAATGTATTACATTCGTCACATTCTTCATGATGGAGTAAAAAACTATTTCCTAATAGATAGGGTATGACATGTGGATCTTTTATGAAGGTGACTTCATTGGAGGTTTTATGGCAGAAGATACATTTTTTTTCTTGAGTATCCTCTAAAGGATAGAGGTAATGTATTTCTGATAAATCACTATAATCCAAATAGTTAAATAAAGGGTTATACCCACTTATAGCAATTAGTGTACGTCGAATAGAGAGCGTTCTTAATTTATTGTAAATTTCTAAATTAACATCAAACTGTACAACGGTATAAGGAGATATATTAAAGTTACTCATGATCTCACCACCATATAACGACAAACTGACTGCCCACAACGCGCATTCTTAATTTCGGTACCATCTTCCAAAATCAGCGATTCAACCTTGCCACCCTTAGCAATATTTTCATAAAGTGCAGCACCATCTTTCCCACCTAGTAAGGCACGGGTAATGTTCTGGCCATCATTAAAAGCAGCATCTGCTTTCGCTTTATCTTCGGCATTAAACTTCCAAGCTACATCGACATATTCACGGCTTAAACTCATTTCTAAACCATTACTTAAACTTTCGCTGAAGTAATAGGTCGTCATCGGTTCACCGTTTTGGTTTGCGCCAGATTCTTTTTCAACAACAGGCTTACCAACAGCAGCAATAATTTTCTTGTCATCTTTCAAATCAACTTTTACGACTGGAGAGGTGTCATCAACAGCAGGGTATTCAAAGTGAGGTTTATCTTCTTCGGCATATTCTGCTTTACGGTCTTCAAATTGTTTGCGGATCTCGGCAACTTTCTTGTCAGCATCTTCTTGAGGTGAAACCACAATATTGCCATTTTGTTCTGTCACCTGAACTTGATCATCAGAGAACTGTTCAACATCGAGTTTATTTTCAACTTTAGGTGCAAATATCCCCACCATAAAAACAGACAAAATACTGGCTGCAAAACCAACCAATGCAATTTTCCCTCGTGAAAACGCAGGATTATTTCCGCGAGCAGTAAGAGACGGTTTAATCAATAAACCAATGGTCGAAAAAAGTGATATGAAAAATATCAATGTAAAAAGAGTTGCCACAAAATCCCCCTATTATTTAGTTTGTTATAAAAATAAAGAGCCACTATTCTGCATAGTGGCTCACTATTTTACAAGTAAACTGCAAAAACCTTAGGGTTTGGTTTCAGTAGCAGCACTTTCAGCAGATTTTGGATCTTTCTTAACTTGTCCAAAGTTCGAGAGTTTATCAATAAGAGTGAACATCATAGAAATATCAACCTCATCACCTTTAGCTGCAAATTTCCCATCGGTACTTTGGTTAAAGTAGGTTGAAATAAGTCCTTTACGAATTTCTTTTTGCTCTTCAGGAGACATACGTGCCATAAACGGTTCAAGGGCTGCCAGTTGTAAAAAGGTACGATGGTTTTCCTGATAACATTCATAATGTTTTGCTGCTTGTTTAGAAGTATACAGAGCAAGAACAAAGAACATAATTGAAATAGATAATCTTGCAAATAATGTAAAGTAATCCATGGGCACAGGAGGAGAGGCTTTCCAGTACTCAATTATTGGGATTGCAATAACTAAAATTGTAGTAATGATGGCAAAAGCTATGGCTCCAATTGTGAGCCACATGTTAAGTTTATAATCTGATTTTTCTTCATCTGCTTTTAATTTATAGTTTTCAGTAAGCTTATAAATCCCCGCATTTGAAACTACTGTCAAGAAGTCCGAATGAGCAGTATTGATCTCATTTAACTTTTTATTTGCATCGGAAGTAATAGAGTCAATTACTTCCATTAAAGTAATTCTAGAAATATTTAAGTCACTTTTAACACTTTCGGTTTCAATCGAAATAATGTTAGAAAACTCTAATTCCACTTTTTGAATACGTTCATTCAATAATGTTACGTGTTCCAGACTCAGTTCAACATTATTTTTAAGTAACTCACTACTTTTACTTACCTTCTGTTGGTCAAGATCAAAACTCTTAATTTTATTTTCAAATTTTTCAGTTAAATTGCTGATTTTATTTTCATATTCTTTAATGAGTAAGGCAGTCTCTTCTTTAAACCTCGTTATGTATTCCTGATTAAGATAATTTTCATTTTTAAGTGTTTTATTAATTCTAGAGAGATCGATTGAAGCGGACTGTAGTGTTTCAAATAACATATTTAAAGCATAATCTAGATCTTTTATCAGATTATTAATGGATAACTGATCTAGATTATTATTTTTAACTCTAAGTGCATCATAGATTTCTTCACATTTTTTTATCTGCTCAGTACTTTTCCTTAAGTTAAGCTCTAAGGAGCTTAACTTAAAGCTTTGTTTACTATCTCTTGAGATCAAAAATAATAGTGAATCTATATTTTTCGAATCATTGAAAATGGTGTTATATAAGTCTAAAACTTGGTTTATTAAGCTTTTTATTTTTGTTAAAGATGAGTCTTCGGTATCTTTAGTATCTTTTAATTCTGGATAACCCAGTAATTTACTTATCCCTATATAATTAAATTGTTTTCCATTTTCTGAAATTCTTTGGACAAATTTATCCGAGATGATCTGAAATGTATTTTTTTGAAGATCAAGGGAATTTATGACTTCAATAAAGTCTGAGTTAGTAGAAGTAGGCATAATGAAATTTAAAAAATATTTTCGCAAATCTTGACATAACAGCACACTATCGGCAACATGTAAGGACGCAGCAAAATCTGCGTGCAGGCGTGGAAACCTGTTTTATCCTACAAGCGCATAAATTATCGTCGCTTAAGCGACTATTTTTTTGCCTAAAAAATCTGATCGGTTATACTCGTTATGGTAGATCGGACAGGGCAGTCTTTGACTGGCCGTACTTGTAGGACGGTATTTCCACCCCTGTTCGGTCTGCCACCATTCCGTGGAAAGAATGGCGGTAGGTTTAAAACCAAACCTACAAGGAATTTAGTCATGAACAGACAGATTCAAGCCCGTGCTTCAGCACATTCAAATCATGCTCACATTATCGAGCACACTCCAATTACCGATTGGGCAGCCTACGAGCAACGCCTTAAAAAGCGTAAAACCAAGCAATTAATCAAAAACATTTTTGAAAGCATGGCATACCTGTGTATGGCAGTGCTAACGTTCTCCATTCTATTTTTGGGGGAATAAGTCCATGCTCATCAATGACAATATTATCCCTTACGTGCCCATTGCACCACGTGTTCAAGCCAGTAATCCTAAAAGCCAGTTGCTTTGCGAAAAGTTATTCGAAATGATCGATAAATGTGTCAAAGCACAATTCACCTTTAACCATGACACAGCAAAAGGTCTGCTTTCGGTCAGTCCCGATCAGATAAATGATTTGCTCAATGAAGTGTCTAAAAATGATCAATCGACCAAGAAATTAGATATAGATCTTTTAAAACAATCGCTTAATGACTTGATATACCCTAAGTTTAACGGGGAGCTTACGGTCATAAGTCCCATCTGGAATAATGAAGAGATACGTGTTTGGCAATTTCAATTAAATCAAATTGATAGGGAAAACCCCATGCAAACACTTGATAAAGAATTACTTTTAGACCAAACATTGTCCAGCCTCCGTATTTGGAGACAATCTCTCGAAGCTGCGGGAAACGATAAAGACGTAACGTATAGTAATAACGATCTCATCTATAAGCTGATGGATCTGGAGCACAAACTGCAAATTGTGCAGCAGGAAATAGAGGAATAACAAAAAAGCCCACGGTAACGTGGGCTTTTTAATAAAAAACCATTTTTTACTTCTCCGACTCTTTCGCCATCACTTTGCCCAGACCCAACAACGCTTCCTGTGCTTCAGGGCTTAACTGTCTATAGGCTTTCAACAATACACTTTCTTCACTGGTCAGCCCCGTAAAATCAGGGTCAATGCCTAACAATACATAACGTATGTCGATGCCTTGTTGCTGCAGCTTTGCCAAATACACCCACTGGTCAGGCACCTTGTTCCGCACATAATTACCTAACGTATTTTCATGTGCATCAATGCTGCGAGAAAGTGGCTTTGCCTTGAGTTTCTTGCGTTCTAGCTCTTCATTAAACCTTTGTGTAATCTCTTGAGCCAAAATATCGGACATATTTATCACCTTTAACTATTGAAAGAACAAAATAATGTGCTAAAGTGTGTCTTAGCATACCACTATGTCCTAGGATACTGTATGAGCACATCAAATTCACCAGTAAATGCCACGCGTTCAATCAAATTGGATGGTGGTCGTGTTCGCTGTGTCGTCTACCTTCCAAAAGAAGAAGCGGAACACATCAAACAATTGGCAGAACAAGCACAGCAAAGCCAAGCCAGCATCATTGCGAAATTTTACTACCAAGGTAAGAACCAGTTAGATAACCAAGAGGGATAAAACCATGTCTATAAAACATCGTCGTATCAAAAAACAACTTCGTGATAACCGCTTCAGCATCAATTTAACTAATGATGAAACTGACCTACTTACCGCAGCCTCCAATATGTTGGGCATAGAAATAAGTGTGTTGATTCGTCAAATGGCAATGAAGCAAGCAATCCATACCTTAGTGGATGATTCCGAAGATGATTTTAATTTGTACAAATTACTAAGTGAAGGCGCGAACGAACAGCTTTCTAGGAGCTGAAACGATGCTCAAAAACCACGACATTGCACTTTCTGATCAAGAACTAAAAATCGTGCAAGAAGTACAAAAGCAACTCGGACTTGCTTCAGTAGAAGAAACAATTGAATACCTCGCCAGAGAACGCATACAAGAAAAATTGCTCAACTTGGCAGGGGAAGAAATTAAACGTAAACGGCATTTGTAAGAAGGGTAGTTTAATCAAATGATGTTCCCAGAAACGCAAAGACAAGTTGAACAAAAACTTGAACATGTTTATGGCTTTAAACGTAAACCTTCAGCAAATGGTGACAAACTCCGTGGCAGATGCCCAGACTGTAACCATAAGGAAGCATCAGCTTGGGCATTTGCCGAGGAACCGTGGGTAGTTTTCTGCCCACGTAAAAATGAATGTGGTCACGAAAATCATATTCGTGACCTCTTCCCAGAACTCTTCGAGAAATGGGAAAAAAGATTCGAACCAACACCGCAAGACCCATTGCGTACAGTCAATGCATATCTAGTTGAAGAACGAGGGTTTCCATTAGAGCAATTAAAAGGCTTATATGCACAAGAATCGATTACGCGCTACAAACCTAAAAAAACCACATCCATCACTTTAAGATTTCCCATTACCGATGAACAAGGCAATGAAGGTTGGTGGCAACGGGTTTTAGATCAACAAGATGTATTGCCTAAAACCACTTTTAAGGAAGATTGGTTATCAACGGGGCATGCATGGCTCACACCAAATACCAATTATTTCGAATCTAAAGAAATTTGGATTACCGAAGGCATTTTCGACACCATCGCATTATGGCTGTCAGGGATTACCAGTTTTTCAGCCTTAACCAGTGTTAACTATCCATCCATATTTTTAAATGAGCTTCATCAAAAATGTATTGGAGCCGGTAAGCCACTGCCAAAACTGGTCTGGGCTTTCGACAACGATGAAGCCGGGCACAAAGGCATTTTAAAAAATATTGAACGTGCTAAGGCAGAAGGCTTTGAATGTGAAGTAGCTCTGCCACCGGGTGGACGTAAAAAGCAGGATTGGAACGATCTTTATAAACAAGACCGCCTGAAATTTACCGACATTGAAACCTATAAATACTATGGCGCATTGCTTGTTGCAGAGAAAGCTGTGGATAAAGGCATACTTATCTACAAGCATAAAGGCATGAAATCTTTCTCTTTTGACTTCAATAATCAAGTGTTTTGGTTCAAGTTGGACATGGACAAATATGATGACTATATGAAAGGTCTCAACAGTCCAGACGACAATGCAGACTGGGCACAGGAAGAAAAAGACCTTTTAATTGCCGAACGCAGAGACTCTGCACTGGAGCATGCTTCAACTGTAGAAATTATGATGGAATGTCGTCCCTATGGGCTGTATTACCAGTACCAGAAAGAAATTGATGAAGCATCGTACTTTTTTAAAGTTGATTTCCCACGCGGTGGGCAAACCATTAAAAATACATTTACCTCATCTCAAATTACATCTGCAGGTTCTTTTGGCGAACGCTTAACGCATATTGCACCAGGCGTATTTTATGAGGGAAACAGCAAACAGCTACTTTCATTCCTCAAGAAAGAACTTCGTGACATTAAGCGTGTCGAATTAATCAATTACGTGGGTTATCACAAAGAACATCAAACCTATGTGTTGTGTGATATCGCAGTCCAGAACGGTCGACGCTTTACGATCAACAAAGAAGAATATTTTGAACTTCCACGTAAGATTAATTTAAAAGCCCGCGCTCCGTTTCAATTAGAAATTAACAACAATGCCAGTGACTATACCGATGCATGGGTTAAGGATCTGCTCGATGCTTATGATGTCCGTGGCATGGTGGCTTTAACGGCATTTTTTGGAAGTCTTTTTGCTCAGCAAATTCGTAGCATGCACAAATCATTTCCATTTGTGGAGTTAGTCGGTGAACCAGGTACAGGTAAATCGACCTTACTTTCATTTTTATGGAAGTTATTTGGTCGTTCAAATTACGAGGGGATCGACCCAAGTAAATCATCCATTTCAGGTTTGCTACGGACCTTCCGTCAAGTTTCCAACCTACCCGTAGTTTTACTCGAGTCAGATCGTGAAGGCGACAAAGGCACAGTAAAGCAGTTCGATTGGAACGCACTCAAAACCTTATATGACAATGGTTCACTGGGGGCAAAAGGGGTCAAAAATGGGGGTAACGAAACCTATGAACCACCATTTATGGGAACGTTGATCATCAGCCAAAATGCCGAGATTGTTTCAACAGAAGCCGTGATGGGGCGTATTGTTCAGTACAAATTCTTAAAAGAACAAATGTCCAAAAAAGGCTTATATGCCTCACGTAATCTTGAACGTTATGAACAGTCTGAACTCAGCCAATTCATTCTTCTGTGTATCGAAAAAGAAAAGGCAATCTTAGAAGCCTACCATTTAGGCATGGAAAAGTACGACCAAGTCTTACACCAGGACAAATACAACATTAAGAGTTCACGAGTTATCCATAACCATGCACAAATGTTGTCGCTATTCGATGCCCTGTGCATGCATGTCCTAAAAGATTTAGTACCAGAAGATATTCAACTCAAGGTTCGTTCTGAACTGTTCGAAATGGCACAAAACCGCGACAAGGTACTCAAGTCAGATCCAATCATTGTTCAAAATTTCTGGAACACGGTCGAAGAAATGGAAGATTCAATCAAGAATCCAACCCATGAAACGGTACTCAACCATTCAGCAAAATCTGATTTATTCGCAATTAACTTTGCTCATTTATACAAAGTCGCAGCGGATTACCGTTATCCATTACCCGATGTAAATGAATTACAAAATGCACTACGTCATAGCCTGCATTACCGCTTCATTGAAGCCAACAAAGCCATTCAAAGCAAAATTAGCGGTACCACAAAACGCTGTTGGATTTTTGAAAAACCAACAGCACAACGGGATTAATCCCAACTTTAGGAGAACCAACCATGTCACAAACAACATTATTTAAAGCACCAGCTCAATTACCAGAGCCAAATCGTCAAATTATTGTTGTATTTGTCGATCGCACCATGATTTCACCAGTTGAATACTGTTTGAAGTGTGAAGCTTGGCATTCACGTGAAGGAAATTTAAAACCGAACCGTATTTATCAATGGGCGTATGCCGATGAGTTTTACGATTCGATTGACGCACCAAAACCTGAAAAGGTCGAAGAAAATTCGGAGGATAAAGAAAAGGTAGATGCAATGGTGAAAGCACTGCTACTTGCAGCATTAGTCAGTGGAACTAAATCACACGGATTCAGATTTCATTAATTTTTAGTAAGCACACATGCAAAAGCGGCCACTTCTGCATGTGTCACATCAATCAGTTGGAGAACCAAAAAATGCAAAACGATTCTAACGTAGAAATTCCACAAGCGGAAATTCCTGCTTACTTACAGTGTGATCCACGTACATATAACGTGAAACTGAATTCATGGCATGAATCGACATGTGATCTTGAATTTACTGTTGTCATTAAATGCACCGATGACGAACTACATGAACACAATAACTTTTGGTCTGGGCATAAATATCGTCTAGAAGATAACAAGGGCGATGTTGTGGCAGTCATATTAAAAATGATCGGTCGCAAAGTATTTTGGTATTGCTATGAAAATGGATTTTCACGCTTCACTGGAGCTGCATCAGCAAATGAGATTTTTCAACAGGAAGGATGGTTATCAGATTGTTTTGAAATCACCAAATTATATTTTGAAAACTTGGTCGACGATGATGAATTTGAATTTGAACCTGTAGCGGTGGAGGGCTAAATCATGCAAAGCAACTCTAATGCAGTATTAACCCCAGAACTTATACATCCTAATTTTTTTAAGATGAAACAAAAGCATTCGCACGTAAATTCACTCAAACGCAAAGGTATGAAATCTAAGCCAGTAACTGGTTTTGAAATCGCATACCGTCAACGCTGGGCATCAAATCAGTCAACTGTAATGGCGCAATTGCCAAGTACTGCAGTATTAGGAGCATAAGCCATGACTACATCAAAATTTCCGCGTGAACTGGTAGAACAAATGTTTGATCAAAATGTAAGATTTGAAACAATTTTACATGTTCCAACACTGTCAGTGAGTCATTCAGTACCAGAGCAATTTGAAGATTTTTTAAGTTCATTGGATTGTAATGCTGAAGATTTAATTAGCAAACACCCTAAATTTAAACAGCTTATTGAAAGTTTCCAAGAATATACAGATAGAGACTGGAATGAAGAACATGCACAACAACTTGCACTTTATTGCGGGGACTTGGAGTTTTTAATCCTGATCGAGTCGTCTATCCCTAGGAATATTGAGTTTGATGAAAATGGTAAATTTAGATCATGCTCAGTTGGTGGTTGGTATCAACAAGACTGGATCTTCGCTACAGATATGAAAAGTGCTGCTGAACAGGCTATAAAAATTTCAGAAGAAATTTATGAGCGTGAAGAACAAAAGGCACGTAAAAATCAAGGTTTGGAGGAATAAGTCATGTCTAAATATCATTGTAATTGTGGCGGTTTAATCCTTCCAGATTTTGAAGCCTACCAAGTGGGTGATGAAGTCAACTTTATGATCCAGAACCGCAAAAGCATCGGTAATGGAAAAATTGCAGTCAGCCAAACTGCACACACTGGAAAAATTACTCAAATTGAAGGTGACGACATTACGGTCAAAGCCCATGTGCGTATTTATGAACTTTCACGTTATGAAATCACGCCAAAGGATGCACCAGGACCAATTGAATATTTCCGAATCGGTCAATGCCGTTGTGAGTTAGATAACAATCATCAGGGAGCAGCTTGATTATGAACCCTAAAAAATTAGCGGCATTACGAGCAAAGCAACAAGCCGAACTCCAACGAAAGCAGACTCAAGCTGCACAAGGACCTTATGAACTCAGCATGGAATTTTGTGTCGATGAAGTGAATGAAACGGTAGAACAATATCGCGCTGATACTGGTTTAGAAGATGCAGAGCAAACCCCAGAGCATGTGGCTTACTCAGTCTATAAAGGCGATTTAATCATTTGCCTGAAAAACATTTTAATTCCACTAGAGCAAGAGTGGCACTTAGGGGTAGACAGTCATTATTACAATCCCGAAACGGATGAAGTGATGTCAGTACCGGTGCAATTCCAAATGCCTAAAATGTCATTTGACGAGTTCAAATTTGGCAGCACCTTAGCGGTCGATCGTGGGCATGGTTTAAAAACCCGTTGGAAAGGAATCAATCAAGAATTGAATGATATTTTACTGGCCGATGTTCCAGTAGGTTTTGAGCGAGTCCGTAGTGATGCAAAACTCACTTGTACGACTGGTTTTACCAATTATGAATGCCTCAAAGAATTTAATTTTGTGAAAAAACTGATCCGTCAGCAAGGTTTGGAGGGTGTTAGAAAGTTAAACGAAGCGATGGCTCAACATAAAGAAGAGCAAGTGGTGTAATCATGACAGCACTAATTTTTGATACTGAAACCCACAAATTACATGGCGATATCATCGAAGCTGCAGGGATTAGTGTCGAGTTATATCCAAATTACGGCATTATCCAAACAATGCGCGATTTTTCAACACGCTATAAACCAAGTGAACCGATTAGCATCGGCGCAATGGCTGTGCACCATATTGTGGATGAGGATTTAGAAAACAGTCCACCATATACAGAGTTTAAATTTCCAATGCACATTAATGTGGAATATTTAATTGGGCATAACATTGATTATGACATTGCTGCAGTCAATCGAGCGGGTATCGTAACCACTGGAATAAAATCCATTTGCACTTTGGCAATGGCTCGTTATTTATGGCCAACCTTGGAATCGCATAATTTAACGGCTCTGGCATATCAAGTCAGTTCCGATCGTAAGGCGACAAGAATGGCACTGAAAAATGCCCATTCAGCATGGAATGATTGCTATACGACATTATCTCTTTTATGCGTAATTATTCGAGAAACCGGTATTTCATCATTTGAAGAGTTGTATGAATATTCGGAGCAGGCAAGGTACCCAACTCATATTTTTTATGGCAAATATCGAGGTTGGGCTATCAAGGACATGGAAGATAAAGACATTCATTGGCTATTGGGCAGAACCGATGATCACTATCTTAAAATATCACTTGAAAATGAACTCCTTGCACGAAGCAGTATAGACGAACAAAACCAACTACCTTTCGACTAACAGCGCACCTCTCATGCACCTCCGCTCGGAGGTGCATTCCTCTAAAATATCTCTCAAATATATAAAGACTTAAATGTAGGTTTAAACATGTCTGCAGGATTAGAAGTTCGCGGCAAAAGCATGCGTATCTGGATGAAACCACATCCATCAGAACCCAAAATCAGTGAAACTTTAGATTGGCCATTCACACCAGAAAATCAAAAACGTGCAAAGCAACTTGCAGAGCTCATTAAATTAGAAATCCAACTGGATCAATTTAACCTGGCCAAACACTTCCCCAATTCAAAAAATATTAAAAAGAACCAAATCAGCTATTACGCCAATTTATATTTGGTTCACACCATTAAAGAAGTCGCACCAAGTACTTTTGACTCCTATAAAGGGCATGTGAATAATCATATTTTGCCAAAGTGGGGCAAGCTGCATCCCAAAGACATTAATACCAATATGTTAAAAAAGTGGATTGAGCAGCTCAAAGACACCTTAAATAATAAAACTGTCCGTGAGATCCTCACCCGATTGTCTCAAGTCCATGCCATTTGGCGTGATGAACACCAGGTTCAATACAATCCATTTCAAAGCATTGTCATTCATCAGGTCGATACCCCTGAACCAGATCCGTTTACCAAAACCGAAATCGCCATGATTCTAAACACTGAAACGGATCTCGATATTCAGCATCTTTTGCCGTGCCTATTTTGGACAGGGTTATCCATGTCAGAGCAGATCCCAATTGCATGGGAAGATATCGACTTAGAAAAGGGCACGATTCAAATTTCACGATCGTACGTCCGGGGAATTTATCGGGTTACCAAGAACCGCAGACGTAAACGTAAAATCAAGCTGCTTGAGCCAGCAATCATCGCATTGAAAAAGCAGTATGCAATTACTGGCAACATGCGTGGCAAAACCGTTGATATTCTGCAGAGGGATAACAAGACCAAAAAATCAGAAAGAGTTCGTTTCGTATGGATCAATCATGAGAGATCCAATCATTTTGAATACCACGAGTTACGCTATCGCTGGAATAAACATTTAAAGAAAGCAAAAGTACGTAAAAGAGGAATCAACCAAGGCAGACATACCTTTGCCAGTCAGCTTTTGACCTCAGGACAAGTTCCACCAGAATGGATCGCAGAGCAGCTTGGCCATAGTGATACATCAATGATCTATAAACATTATGGAAAGCTCATCGCAGAGGACATGCCGGATTACATTACCAAATTAAACAACTATATAAGCATGTAAGAAAAGTTACTCTGGACTTACTACTGCAAAGTAATGGAATCGTCCTTTAAGTGCCTAATTCATTAGGCACTTTTTTTATTTATTACTCCATTACTTCAAATTTGCATGACCGTCAGTTTGGTCAATTTCAGCCTAAAAACTTTGTATCCCATAAAAGAACAAAAACGAGAGTCAAAAATCCTTGTTTCTCATATATAGAGTCAAATTATTCCCATATTCACCACTTTCGCATTTGAATAATTACTTAACTGATTGATTTATATATCGAGAGTATTCAAATTGTGATGGGTTCGAATCCCGTCATTCACCCCAATTTCGGAGCATAGCACAGCCTGGTAGTGCACCTGGTTTGGGACCAGGGGGTCGTAGGTTCGAATCCTACTGCTCCGACCATCTTCT